ATGCAAGCATATAAAAACAAAACATTCCCTACAGACGCTAAAAAATTGCGCGATTACATGTTTAATCTGCGTTACTTCGATTATTTCAACGTAAGAGCGAAAATAGTTGAAGCATGTATGATCCCGCCATACACATTCGCTAACTGGTTAGGCGGTCGCACACGGATTCCTGAACTTGCAAAGCAAAAGATTAACGAAGTAATAGGAAAACAAATTTTTTAACCAGCCCGCCGGTGTGTCTGGAGGCGAACACAGACCCCGGCGCGGCTTTAATCAGCTCGAAAATGAAAAAAATTATCACATTCGGCCAAAATATTGCGACACTGGAGCGCTCAAAAACGGCTGCATCCCTTGAAATTACCACACTGGCAGCGGCTACGCCGTTGAACATGCAGTTGGCCGAACTGGCTGACGCAATGAATGAGGCGAAAAGCATCAATGTTCACACCATATTACCAGCGCGCGGTAAGATCATTTTTACAACAGAAAAGGGAGCAAGTAACAGCGACGTGATCTGCACGGTCTGCGATGCTATAACGCGAGTGTTCAACATCGTCCCTATTGTTTCAAATGAGAGAGCCAAAGAAATTGTATAACCTGCGCTATTATGCCCGGCGCTTGGGCTATCGTTTTAGCAAGAAGGAGCGCTCCGTTACAGTCCCGGAACGCAACCGACGCCACAAAATCGAATCGAAGTTACAGGCCTATGGCTATGGCATACAGTTAAATATCTTCGGCGATGAATAAACCGACAGATCACCCCCCCGTAATTTTCCAAAAAATGGGGGGGGGAAATTTCTTCCAATATTTTTGTAACCCTGTTACCTGTTACCAATGATCAAGCCCGAACAAATATATGCGGCTACAGAAGACGGCCTCCGTATTCTCGAAATACATATACCGAACGTCCGCGAGTTTCTACGGTCAAAGAAAGCCTTTAAATTACGCGAAGAAAGCACCGCGTCGGCATACGTCAAACACCAAAAACGCCACGACGGCCTGACGGTCTACGGTGTTACCGACTTCGGCGACGATGGAAAAATGAAAGATCCGATTCAGATACATATGGATGCGACCGGGCTACGTTTTCCGGAAGCCATCATGGATCTGGCGCAAATGTTTGGGGTTCAAGACTGCCTTAATAGGGCAATAAACAAACCAGACATAAGGCAGGACCAGGCACCGGCAGACATGCCCGACGGACACGAATTTTTTGAACTTCTCGACGACTTCACCGATGACATGTGTCGCGTCATGGGGCCGAAGGTTACACGCGAACACCTCCGCGCGCTTCACTGGCTACCGGTTAAATTCTTTGCCCGCGTAAAGGATCGCCGTATTACGTTCCGGTACTCAAACGAGCGTTTCCCGATTTTTATGCGTGAATGCTGGTACACCAACAAGGAAGGCAAGCAAGACTGTTTTTATAAACTCTACGAGCCTATGAATCCGGACAAGAACTACCGTTTCAGCTATACACCGCGCGGGAAGAAACAACCGGATTACGTTAACGGGCTATCAGAGCTCCGCGACACATTCCGGCGCATGAACGATGAGGAAGAGGCCGCATGGCTCAGAGATCCGGCAAACGAGGGCAAGCCGTACATTGAAAAGAAGTTGCCGTCCGCCGTTATTTGCTCAGGAGAACGCGACTCGCTTTGCGCACGTTCACAAGGCTATCTTCCTTTGTGGCTAAACTCTGAAACAGTAGAGCTAACAGCGGAAGCACACCGCGAAATTATGCGATACGTTGAAGTATTGTATAACATCCCGGACGTGGACGCCACCGGCATAAGTAGAGGCTCAAAAATGGCGTTAAAATATATGGATATTCACACGGTATGGCTACCGTCCGAGTATCTAAGTCAATATCGTGACAATCGAGGCAAACCGCGCAAGGATTTACGAGACTGGATGGAGTTACGGCCGGAACCTGGCGAGTTTAAAAAGCTGATCAATCGAGCAGTGCCCGCATGTTTCTGGACTGTCAAAATAGAGACCAGCAAAGACGGCAAGAATGTAAAACGCAAATTTTACATTGATTTTATTTGTCTGAAGAACTTCTTAAACCTTAACGGTTTTTTCACCCTCCGCGACAAGACCAAGAAGGACACACAGTTTATAAAAGTTACCGGCAACATCGTGGAACTGGTAACGCCGAAGGAAATACGCGCTTTTGTCGAGAAATGGGCAGAGGAAGAATCCCTCGACCGCGAGCTCCGCAACCTTATAGCAAACACCCAATTCCTAAACGCGGCGTCCCTGGAGTCGTTGCGCGAGCTCGACCCGGATTTTACCAACTACACAGACCGTGCGCAGTGGTTTTATTTTCCGAAGTTTGCCCTGGAGGTAACGGCAGCCGGTATCATCAAGCACGACAGCCGCAGCAACATAACAGGCCGCTACGTATGGCGCCAGAATGTAATCGACCACGACGTTAAGGTGCTCGACGACATGTTTACGATCACCCACCCGGAAGGCCAGACAGATAGCGCCGATTTTGATATTACGATTAACGCCCACGGCTCTAATTATTTCCGGTATTTAATCAATTCTTCGCGTATCTACTGGCGCAAAGAGCTGGAGCAGAACCTGGCCGGACTGACAGAGGGCGAGGCGCGACAGTACCGGGCCGCCCATCGTTTCGACATCGAGGGCGAAGGCCTGACGCCGGAGGAAATCCAGGAGCAGAAACAGTGCCTAATCAATAAGATTTTTACAATCGGTTACATGATGCACCGTTTCAAATCTCCGTCAAGGCCCTGGGCGCCGTTTGTTATGGACAATGTGATCGGCGAGAACGACCAATGTAACGGAGGCTCCGGCAAATCATTTATGTTTAAGGCTCTGAGTCAGTTTGTCAATTTTGTGCCGCTCCCCGGCCGAAATACCAAACTTTTTGAAAACCAATTCTGGGCCGAGCGTATAAGCCGACACGTCGATATAGCATTATTTGACGACATCGACGAATATTTCCCTATTAAACAGCTCTACGACACTATAACGGGCGACATGACTATTAACCCGAAGAATAACCAGAGCTATACGCTAACTTATGAGGAAGCTCCGAAGTTTGCATTTACAACAAACTACGTCCCAAAGGAGTTCAACGGGTCGACCGTCCGCCGTATGCTTTACGTCGTAATGTCGGACTACTACCACCAGCTCACCGAGGAAAACGACTACAACGAAACCCGCACAATCCGCGACGACTTTAATAAAGATCTTTTTAGCTCTCAATATACAGAGGACGAGTGGGCAGCCGACATTAATTTTATAATGCAATGCGTCCGCTTTTATCTATCTGTCGCCCCGTTAAATATCAAGATTGAACCGAAGATGAGCAACATTATCTATCGCAAATATTTGCGCGATATGTCGGACAACTTCCGCGACTGGGCTGAGCAATACTTTGCAGAGGGAGGCGACCACTTGGATTGCGCCATTGTCCGACAAGAAGCATATGAAGATTATAAAAGATTTTCTGGCGCCGGAAAAACCACCATGCAGGGATTTACAAAGGCCTTAAAGGGCTATTGCTATACTTCTGACTATATCGACGAACTCAACCCGGAGGATCAATGTAACAGCGGAGGTGGCACACGAATATTGAAGCGCATCTCCGATCCGCTAACCGGTAAAACAAAGTCTACCGACATGATCTATTTGCGGACTGCAACTGAGGCCCGCAAAATGGAGCAGCCGGAGCCGGTGAAGCCGGAGCAAGGCGACCTGTTCAAAGAAGCGCCAGACAAAGCACCGTTTTAACGCAATCTTATGGAATTAAATAATAAAATGAACAAACCAAACTATCTAAAGGCCACGCTGGCCGCGGCGATATCCACTGGCGACATCGTAAAGATCGGCGACATTAAGACCAGGAGCACCGGCGAGGCCGCGCGCGTGGATCTCGACCAGGTACGAAACAAATTAACCATGTCGGCAACGATAAGCCACGGCGACGCGCGCCGATTACGAGAAGCCGCCGTCCCGCTGATGAAGGCCGAGGAAATGGCCGACAGACTCCGCATCATGCAGGAAATGTGGGCGGCAAAAATCCGGTATATGGATCGCCGCACACGTCGAGCATATACACGCCAATTCTGGGCCAATGTCGAGCAATTCAAGGCATACTGCACAAAGAACGGTATTAACTACAATATCAAAAAAAATAACGAAGAAAGCAATTTTATTCAGAGGTAAGCACATCGGCACCGGCGAATGGGTCATTGGCTCGCTGGTTCATCTTACAGGTGAAAGCGCGGTAATTTCAAAGATCGAGACAGATGACGAAGGCAACCTCGTGCCGCGGTTTGCAGCAGTCGACCCGGAAACCGTTACGCAATTCATTGGACTATATGACGCGAATTTTACGCCTATCTTCGAGGGCGACATCCTGAAAGGGATAAACGATCACGCAAAAGTCTGGACGCACATAGTGTATTACGACACTGAATGCGCGCAATATTGTGGCTATCGTTGTCACGATGATCTTTCTAATATTGGCGATCCGGAAGGCCTAACGTATTTCGACATTACCGAATACGACAAAGACCGCAAAGCGTGGTATCTTCTCGACACAGTCGTGGCCGGTAATCTCTGGGACGTTAAGGAACCGCATCCCTTTGAGTCGTCATGCCTAATCGTCGACACGTTCGCAGAATTTCGCAAACATTTCAATGAATGACAAACACAACCCAACAAAGTAACATTTTTTCGAGCTGATGAAGCCGGGCGCCTGTATCTATCTTTTCAGGCGCCCGGCCGTTTTTCTGCCACTTCTCCAACCGGCGCCCCCACTGGCCAACCTCACCCCTTACCCCCTCCCTCCTAATTTTTACAGAAATTTTTGTTACCTTGTAACAGATGTTTGCGAGTAACAAAAAAATATCTAAAAATCAAGAAAATAAGAGGGGGAAAAGGCGTAACAAAACCATGTAACAAGTCGTGTAACAAACTTTTTCAGCTTTGTTACAGCCCTAAACCGGGGTTATGTGTAACGAAATTAAAAGCCCGTAACAAATAGGTATCACAAACAGCCCCGGAGCCTATCTCGCTACTTGTCAAACGTTTGTAACGCCGTAACGATGTAACAAAAAATTCTGTAACATTTCGAGGTGGTCAGTAAATAAATTACTTAATCAGCTAATTTAATTGCCTGCGCGTCGGAAATTATGCGTAACTTTGCAGTCGAATAACCAACCCGTCACACTTCGAGCCATGATGACTGTAAAAATCAACGTCGAGGCCGCCGTCGCTGAATACATACGCGGCAAATATTTCGACCACGAGGTGGGCGCCGTGCGCTTTCCTCCCTCCAGCGACATATATATAACAATTTATGATCTGTTGGCAAAGCGCCCGGCTGATCATCCGATTGATACCGGGAATTTAGAATTTGCACTGCCCGACCGTCGAGAGGCTAACCAGGCGGGCGGGAAGGACCCGAAAACTTATAATTATATTTCGCGCCGGGCCGCTGACGTTCTGTCCGGACGTTTTCGCGCACTTATGTGGGCGGAGCTCCATGAGTTTATGGACGAACAAAAGCACCGGAACGGCGTACAATATAAAGAGTCCGTTTTTATCTTCATGAAACGTTATGCCATCGAGTCGATAACAGAGGATGCCCTGTTGAAGAATTACCAGAGATGGCGCGACCGTATGCGTAGACGACAGAAAAGAGGCTACACACGAAAAAAGCTAATTTGTTCACCGATATAGAAAAAATTTAACCTACATCATGCCCCGTTTTGTCCTTTTTCGCAGAATTTTTCGCGGGATATGCGCGGAGTTTTGCGGAGTGCTTAATTATCAATAATTTATATAGCTTAAGTCATGGCAAATTTGAACGTATCGGCCGCACACTCTTTACAATTGGTCCCGATAGACCGGCTGTCAAAGTTTGCACAGATTAAAACCGGTGTTATGTTGGTGTATTTGTCGCAGCCTGACAACGCCAACGCCATCCCCGGCAGCATACGCATAACAACGAGCATCGAGGGCGGAGTAATTAAGAAATCTATTACTTACAAGCGCCGGACAGTTGATCGCACAACGGCAAATTTGCTCGAAGGCTATAAAGTTACGCGCCTGGTTGCTGTCTATACCGATGAAACCGGCAACAAGCGCGTGGCCGGATCTCCAGACTACCCGTTAAAATTTTCCTACACTTCCAGCGATGGTGTATTCACCTGCAAACTCGAAGGCGAGAGCCTGACTATAGACCCATTTCTTATATAATATAGTCCTTCTTCAACCTTTATGAACGTCGTTAATTTGCAGGAAAATTAACAACGTGGAAAGACTAAGACAATTTTTTTCTAATGATTGGGCCATCCAGCGCCACGACCTCGACAGCGTTATGGCGCTGTTGACTCCGTGTATAATGGCCGGAAATCTCCAGGGAGCTGACGACTTCCTCCAGCAGAAGAAACCGGTCGCAAAAGCCGTTGCGGCCCCATACCTCGCCCACTACTGGGAACTCGATGATATAAACCTACCCGATAACGCAATTGCCGTGATATCGCTCACCGGCATGTTATTCGCCTGGGAAACTGATTGGCTTATTAAGACAATACAGGCCGCAGAGTCCAACCCTGCCGTGTGCGGTATCGTGCTGGTAATCGACGGCCCCGGCGGCCACGCTACACGTGTCGATGTGGCAGCGACAGCCATCAAGGAAGCAACCAAGCCGGTAGCAACGATCGTAACCGGCAGCATGTGTTCAGCCCACTTCTGGCTGGGCACGTGTGCCGACCGTGTTTTTGCCGTTTCGCCCATGTGTTCCGTCGGATCTGTCGGCGCCATGTGCGAATTTATCGGCATGAAGAAATATTTTGAAAATATAGGCATCGACGTCCGCGACATTTACCCTGACGTGTCAGACCTGAAAAATGAAGAATTTCGAGCGCTTGAAAATGGCGACGAGTCATTAACGAAGAAGCGCCTCGAAAAACTTGCCAAATTGTTTTGCGAAGCTGTCGCCGATAATCTCGGCGTGGCGTATGATCCTACCCTGGAGCTTTTTCGCGGCCGTGTATTCATGGCCGACGAGGCCGTGGCCGCTGGTTATATCGACCAGATCGGTACGGTTACTGATGCAATCTCCTGGGTACTTGCTCAGGCAACGAGCCGACAGGCAGCCCAATTATACAACTAATCACTCACAAACAAAATCCGTATGAATTTTAAAAATTTCATTCCGGCAGTGCTTGCGATCTTGGGAATACAGGAATTCCATCAGGAAAAAGGCCGCAAAGTTCTGACCGCACAGGAAAAACAGAAGCTGACCACTGCCGGCTTCCCTGCTAAGTTCGCCGAGGATTTCGAGGCCGCCCTTAATGAGCCTGAAGCCAGCGCCAATCCTGAAACCGAAAGCACAGATCAACGCGTGGCAGCCTTGACAGCAGTTCTGGCCCAAACAACCAATCAGCTCACAGTAGCCAACCAGGAGCTCGCCACCTTGAAAACCAAGAGCACTGTCGATGCGGCTACAATCTCAGCAAAGGAACAGGAAATCACTGAACTTAAAGACAGGATTGGCATCCTGTCTGATATGGCAGAGCCCGACAACGCACCCGCGGCCAGCACCGCTGCCGGAAACACGGGCAGCACGTTCGATCTTAACAACGAGCAGCAGCTTGGCGGCATGGAAGGCGTTATGTTCGCGCTTAACCGTCCCTACAACCAGCGCGCCCGTGCGGCCATCGCCGCAACCCGCGGGCTGTCGCTCATGGTAGCCGAAGCGTCAAGCGTCGACTACTCGACACTCCAGGAGGACCTGGGCGCGTTCTATCGTATCTCCTGGCGTGATCGTCTCCAGTCGTTCCTGGTGAAGCTCCCCACCATCGAAACAATTTTCCCGCTCGAAAGCGGCTTCCAGGATCTTGCCACTCTGGTAAATGTTTGGCTTGGTGAGTTTTCACAGGCCGACAACACCATCGGCAGCAACTTCGACAATGTTACTAAAGGTAACTACGATTTCGGTACCGAAACGCTCCGCATGTTCTCGGTTATGTTCGCCCACAAATTCCAGAACCTTGCACAGCTCGAAAAGTCCTGGATCGGATCGCTCAACCGCGAAGGCTCCGACCCCGTTAAAATGTCGTTCGTCGAGTACCTTCTGGCCGAAACCGCCAAGAAGCTGCACAACGAGCGCGAGATGCGCCGCGTCAACGGTGTACGCAAGAACCCCAATCCCAACCAGCCCGGCCGCGCGATGGAGGCCGCCGACGGCATCTATGAATTTATCCGCAAAAAGGTGGACGGTCATATCGACAACACCCCAGACGGCGGCACAACCGGCAAAGTCGTTTATCAGATCAAACCTTTTGCGCTCCCTCACATCACCCCTGGCAACATCGGCGAAGTGCTCTACCTGGGAACTTCAATGATCCCCGCCCATATCCGCGACACCGGCACCATCGCGTGCTATATTCCCTCGTCGCTGGTGCCCTGGTACCATAAATATAACGAGGCTAAATATGGCCTTAATCAGGATTATAAGGCCAATATAATGCACGTGAAGGAGTACCCCAACGTGAAACTCGTCCCCGTCCCCAATGCCGATAATCACCACCGTATCATCTGGACCATCGAAGGTAATATTAAATGCTTTGAGCAGAAAGCCGGTGAAATGCTTGATTTTCGTATCGAGCAGCAGGACTGGAGCCTCAAAGTCTGGGCCAACTGGAAAGAGTCTGTCTGGGCCGAAGCCGTCGGCTACAAGTACACCAACCCCGCCGAAATGGACGGATCGCGCCAGCTTATCTGGTGTAATGACTACGACCGCCCCGATGACTTCTTTATCGAAGGCCAGCCCGACGCGAACCCCTCGGCGGTGCTCCACACCTCGATAGTTACCGGCTGCAACAAAGCCGTTAAAGAGATTGACGACATCGAAGGCGCAAAAATTGGCGTTACTGTCAACATCAAGTGCGGCCCCGATGGAGACAATGGTGTTATCATCAAGAAAGCCGGTAAATTCTCGCTGATTTCAGCAGAATGGAAGCCCAAGACCGGTGATGTTATCTCGCTGATGAAGCGCGCCGACGGCCAGTTCATCGAGATCAGCCGACGCACAGCAGCCGCCAGCGCCTACATGTTCCCCGCCAATGAAACAGCGCCCAGCGTGGCTGATGCTACGGTATTTGTAACCGGCGAAAACACCAAGGCCACCGAGATCACCGACCTGGCCGACGCAATCACCGGAACCGTCTACACAATTCACGGCAACGGCACAACCAATGCATCGACCATTGCAAACGCCGGAAGCTTCTCGCTTACCAAAGACATGACCTTGGTGACAGGTGCTTTCATCCAGCTGGTGAAAGCTGATGACGGCAAGTTCTATGAAGTGGCCCGCGTTGAGCTTAAAGCCTAACGAGCCGGGGCCCGGAATTAACCAGCTATATACCGGGCCCCGACTTCTATAATTTCAGTTTTTAAGTAATAATTTACCGCCATGACTTATATTAAACAATCCGTCAAAAGAGCGCCCGGAAATCCCGGCATCGGTATTAAAACCCGCGACGCACTTACACTCATCGACGTGGACGACATCGCATATATGCCCGCCCGCGATGACAAAGGCGTAGTTATTCCGGAAGACATCATTCTCAAGCCGGATCGCTACGGTTACACCATCTACATGACCCCCGGCACCGTGGAAGTTACCAGCGCGGCCGAAGGTGACACCGATCAGATCGGCTTCATCCCCCAGGTGAAGTTCAACCACCCCGGTAACGAGCAGCCTGTCCGCGAGTTCAAGGCCAACAGCCTGAACCGTAAGTTTATCATCATCGTGCGCTATTGCTCCGGCAAGCCCGCCGACATAATCGGCGACATCTGTAACCCGTGCAAAATGACGCCCAGTTACACCGGCAACAACGAAGGCAATACCAACGAGTTTACGTTTGCCCAGATCACTAAGGGCGACGACATCGGTATTTATTTGGGCACAGTGCCTGAAGAAGAGCCGGTGGCCGTTGTTGAAGCGTCCGTCAAGACTGTCAATTTCGTGGCTGAAGGCCAGTACCAGCTTTCCGACGGTACAGCCGTTATCGACAAGATCGAGGGCGGTAGCCACGGCGCCGTTATCACCCTGTTAGGCACGTCCGGCACAGCTCCCACCGTTGCCCACACTCCCGACGCCATTCTTCTGAAGGGAGGCAAGGTGTTTACTGCTACCGAAGGCTCACAGCTCACGCTTCGCGCTTTCGAAGTAGCCGGCGGGGAAATCATATGGATTGAACAAAGCCGTTACGAAAACGGCTAACAGGGTCCCAGGTTCAATTCCTACCCGCACCACAACCCACACGCCCGGACGTTACAAACTGCGTCCGGGCGTTTTGTTGTCCTTCATCCGGTAATTACCGGGTCGTAACTTTGTAATATCTAATTCATAGCACCATCATGACAACCAACGAAAAAAAAGAAATTATAGCCTATCTCTCAGGTCCCCGAAATTATGCCGAAGGCGTAAAGCTCTACGAGCGCTACGGACATAACCGCATGTATAAACGCCGTTTCGCGCTGGAAGATACCGAATTTTCGCGGGCTCTCCTGATCGAAGAATTGCGAAATCTTGCAGGACTCTCAGAAGCAGAATTTAAGCGCCTTCCCAGAATGTCAAAAGTTCGCCCGCAGCTTGCGGGTAAACGTGCAAGCGTTATTATTCAGGACGAGCCCCGCGCTGGATCAAGCCAGGACGACGCCGCGCTCATGGATCTGGCCGACAGCTTCGGTGTTACCGTTGACGAGTTGGTCAGCCCCGAATTTCAGGACCGGGTGCTGGCAATGGAAGAAAACGAACAGCGGGTCGAGGAATTGGCCGACGAGCTCGAAACGGCCCGCCGGAAGTATGCCGAGGCTCCGGAACCGGTCCGTAAAATGATCCGCTTCCGCGAAAAATATGCTTTTCTGAATAGCCCGGACTGTCCCGACATACTCAAAGTGCTTGTTAATGATCTGTTCGCGGCATACGATGCGTATAAAACAGCGTTCGCCCGTCTCCAGCTATTATCAGATCAGGCCACTGCCGAAGCGGCCACAGAGGCCGAAAAAGTCGTTACCGCCTATCTCGCTAACCGCGAAATTTGGGACGAGCTGGAGCACTACCGCACTACCGGCCAGATATTGGGAAAAGCTGCGAAATTCCGGGAAGCCGAGGCCACCGAAGATCTGGCCGCTCTGTCGGATCTGGATCTTGCCAAAAAGTTGAGCAGCGCCCGTGCCAACCAATCGAAACACAGTAAAGCGGTAAAAGAGGCCGAGGCCGCCGGTGATGATCCGGCAAAGGCGGCCGCGGCTCTGGAGCGCTGGACCGAAACCCGCGAGCGCATCGAGGCCGAGATCGAGCGAAGAAAAAAAAAGTAATTGAGCAGCTGGAGCAGGCCGAAAAGTCTAAAGCCTATTTTTCGGCCTATCTCCGGCGTTCGAATTGCCAACCTTGCGACCGCTCAGAGGCAAGCTATCAGATACGAAAAATTAACGAAAAAATTGACGCGCTTCATGTATCGCTTTCCGCCCTTCAATCCATCATCGGGGCGCCGGTGTGATTTTCCCACCGGCTCAATATTCAATGATGACAGCCTGGAGATCATTAAAAAACTTCCGGCGGCATCCGTTGACTGTATAATTACCGATCCGCCTTATTTTCTGGGTATGACGCACAACGGACAAAAAGGGAATTTTAAAGATCTGTCTATTTGCCGGCCTTTTTACCGGGATTTATTCCAAGAATTTGCCCGCGTCGCAAAACCGGAAGCCTGTATTTACTTTTTTTGTGATTGGCGAAGTTATGCTTTTTATTATCCGATTTTTGACGAGGTATTAAAGGCCCATAATATGTTGGTATGGAATAAGCTAAGCGGGCCCGGTAATCATTACGCATTTATTCACGAGCTTGTGTTATTCCACGCCGGTAAAGGCGCCAACATAGGCGGGACGAATATTATAGCCGGCGTTAAGGCATTTGCCAGCGGCGCCAAGTCGGTCGATGGCGCAAAAGTACACCCGACGCAAAAGCCTGTCGATCTCATAGCGAAATTTATTAACGATTCATGCCCCCCTGAAGGTGTTGTGCTCGATACTTTCGGCGGTTCCGGCACAACAGCAGTGGCCGCCGTCCGAACCGGCCGCCGTTTCATCCTCATGGAACAGGACGAGGGATATTTTTTAACAGCTTGCAAGCGCCTGGAAGATGAATATCGATCCGAATAATATAACGGCCGTCGATACCGCGGCGCTATTTCCGGACAGCCTGAAAGAAGATATTTTGAAGCTGGCCGCCGTCGGGTTAAGCCCGGCGCAGATCGCCGCGGCCATCGAGCTTAAACCGGATGTGGCCACTGTGTTTATAAATCTGGCCGAGATACCGGGAACGCCCGTGGCTCGATTGATAGCCGAGGGGCGAGCCGACGGATTAGCTAAGCCACTAAAGAAGCTACAGGAGGCCGCATCCACCGGGAATATCGACGCTATTAAAACACTCCGGAAGCTTCAGAGAGAAAACATGTTTATAGAACAACTCCGTTACATGGATGACGATGAATTTACCGGCTAAACCATCACGTATTGATTTCGAGGCTATCGACCTGACTACGATAAACCGCATTTTATCAACCGGAAGCACAGACTCCCTGACGCCTGAAGAACGCGAATATTACCAATTCATGGAAATGGTTCGCGGGCTTCGTGCGCGCATGTTATTACCTGGCGGCCGAAAAGTTGTCACCAAAGCCGGAATTATCAAATTACTAAAAAATAATTACGGTCTGTCTGACTGGATGGCGCGCCGGATCTATGACGACGCTATAAATTTCTTCTATGCCGAGAGTGCGGTGACTTCGCGCGCATGGGCTAACCTATATGCCGAAAAGCTCGAAAAAATGGCCGATATGGCCTTTGTCAATGGCCATTTCAAGGAGGGCCGCGCGCTGATGAAGGATGCCGCGAAGCTCCGCGGATGCTTCGACGATGCCGCGCCGGAGATTCCGGAAGAATTGCTCCAGCCGAAAACGGCCGTTATTTACACCGCCGATGCTACGGCGCTGGGAGCACCGGCTGCCGACCGCCAGGAGGTAGAAGCGTTTATCGACGAGATCCCGGAGATCCCGGAGATCACACGCCGCCGCGTGAAAGAAGATGCCGGCGTTTTGAAAAAAAATCTATTAAAACGCATGATCGAGGATGTCAAAGAATTTGTCGACGAAACAGATTGAGAATGTTGAAGTTAAATATGGTTCAGACGTTCAATTGCTGACCGATTGGGTAGATACTACGAATTTTGTAGCCGTAGCCGGACGAGGCACGGCCAAGAGTACAATTATCATAGCCCGCCGGTCATTCCGATGCGTGGAGCTCATGCCGGGCGCTCCGTTGGCCATTGTGGCCGACACCTACACCAACCTTGTTAATAACATCATGCCGGCGGTGCAGAACGGCTGGAGAATCCGCGGGCTGATCGAGGGTGTGCATTACGTCAAAGGCACCAGGCCGCCGGAGTCGTGGCGGCAGAAATGCTCCGTTATCGTGCTGGACTATAAAAATGTGTATAGTTTTTATAACGGGTCCGTGTTGTTTCTTGGCTCTCTGGACTCGCCGTCGCTATTGGCGGGTAAAAGTGTGGCCCATCTTTTTTTTGATGAAGCAAAGTATGCGGCTGATGCGCGCGCGGCACGTGTCATGCCGATACTCCGCGGCGACGCCATCACCTACGGGCGCTGCCATTTATATGGCGGTGTTACCATTACCACAGACATGCCGGACGTTACCGAAGGCGAATATGACTGGTTCTTCAGATATGCGGCTGAAATGGACCCGGAGCGGATTATTAAAATAGTTCAGACCGCCGCGATCCTGAATAATTACATGATCAAATTACTACGGGCCAACAGTGCGCAGCATCCGGACACGGCCAAGATCTCGCGCCTGGAGAAGAAGGTAGCCCGGTATGAAAGCGCGTTGCATAAGCTAAGGAAGGGTCAGACGTTCTTTGCAAACCTTTCGAGCTTTGCAAATGTCGATATCTTAACGCTCGATTATGCCCGCCGCCTGTTGTCCGGCGGTCTGGAGCTCCACGAGTTCCTTAAATCCGTGCTGGGTATGCGTCCGGGCGTGAAAAAGTCTGCCCGCTTTTATGTATTGTTCGACGAGATCCACAAGTACACCGACGGCACTATTACAGGCGAGGCCGCCTTCCACTCAGGCGAGATCCGCCGCCTGGACCCTACCCGCCCGCTCGATGGCGGCCTGGACTTCGGTAATATGAATTCGTTTGTTATTGCGCAGCCTGACGGTAAATATTACCGCATTCATAAAAATCTGTATGTCATCCCGCCGGAGTCGCTGCGTGAGCTGGCAGACCAATTTATTACGTTTTTTAGTGCTCATGAAAATAAAACGCTTTACCTCTTCTATGACCGTGCAGGCAACAACGGCCAGCGTACCGGCGAGGACAAGGCCGGACAGATCAAAGACTTTATCGAGCGCGATGCCGCCGGTAATCGTACCGGCTGGACGGTAATACTTATGTCGAGAAAACAGGGTATCATCCACCAGGACTCCGAATATAATTTCATGTTGGAATTTATGGGCGAGAAGAACCCGGCGCTCCCGCTCCTTCGCGTCGATGCGCTCAACTGTCCCGAAATGATCAGCAGTATCGAGGGCGCACGTCAGGAGATCCGTTACCGCGGGACTGTCAAGGTAGTGGCAAAGGTGAAGAAATCAGAAAAGCTGGAGGCGAAGAAATTGCCCCGCCTGTCGACCAACTTCTCCGATGCGTTCAAATATCTGATGATGCGCCGCACATGGATCAACGCAATAAAGCCGAAGGCAACCACAGCCAGCAGCGCCGACGCGATGGCAGAGCAGTGGGCAGCCCGCCACCTGACAAACCATCCGCCCGGAGACCTCTGATATTACCGGTAATCGACAACATGAGCACCCGGCGCCCGCAAAGCGTCGGGTGCTCCGTTTTCGGTAACGCCGTAACAGGCCGGGGGCTCACATTTCACCTTCCGGGGGTGTGGTAATTATCTTCCGGCTGCTGAGCGGCCCGCACTTCGGAGCGACACCAAAAAACAATTTTTTAATTTCTCCGGCTCAATTTCTGTATTATCAGGGATTTAGCGCTTTTAAGACCAAAATTTTGAGCCAAAAACCGCGTTTTCTGTATGGTTAACCGCTATTTTTTACCTGATTACCACTGAAATTTCGTATTTTTGCGGCGTCAAACTCCCGAAAACCGGCGAAAGTAACACCAAAAACTTACGCCATAATGAAAAAAATTATCTTGCTGCTGGCGCTGTTGGTCTCACTCGCGGCCACGGCCCAAGAAAAGGCGCTTACCTTCTTCGATGTGATTCAGGTAGAGGGTAAAAACCAAGCGGAAATTTACGGAGGCCTACGCGAGTGGGTAGCTACATCTTTTGTCAACGGGAAGGCCGTTACACAGATGGAGGACGCAGCCACAGGCACTATAATCTTACGGGCCTTGTTCCCATTCAAGAAAGGAGGCGTTTACTGCGCTTACGAAGGGAAGGTGGACTATACGTTAAAGCTCCAATCTAAAGACGGAAGATTCCGCGTTGAAATGTCGAGTATTACCCACGAGAATAAACCCGGACGCGCTGCCGATTGCTCCCTCGGCCTGATAACCACTGCCGAAAAGTCAGGTAAGGGTGGTATAAACAAATCTGCACACAATAAAATTTGGAAAGAAATCAAAGCGAAGAGTGCCGAATATTTTTCCGAAATAACCTTATCGCTTAAAAAGCTGGATAATTTCAGTTCACAGCCTGAGGAGGATTGGTGAAAAAATTATGTACACCTTATAATGCGCCGGAGCCTTCGGGTTTCGGCGTTTTTATTTTTCTTTTACGCCTTAACATCGTTTAACTCTTTTTTTTTTTTGTTCACAACATTCTCCCGAAATTTGCGACGTCAAACTGTTACGGAGGCTACTCCGGGTCGAGTCTGAAACGGCTCGAAATCCTTCGGGCTTTTGTTTTGCCCGATTACATACGAAATATACAGGCGACCGCCTACCTCCAACCATTTAGTAAACTCGACCCTTCGTCGGTTTCCGTGGCAGTTTGACGACATGGAGAGGCGGTCGCTTTTTTATGTCCATAACTAAAACGTCAAACAACCCCAAACTGCCACAAAAATGAAAACAGCACTAACAATCCAGGCGCAGGCAAAGCCGCGTAAGTTATCAGTTAAAAAATTACTGATAAGGCTAATTATTTTTCTTACTTCGTCAAAATTCTTTATATTTGTAGGCCAATTAGCCTGCATAGTATGCTGGTGGGGCAATATGATCGGCGACCACTACATGGTTGGTCGTGGCGGTATTGCCTTCCTGGCAGGCTTCACACCCTGGGCCTGGAGAGAGACCAGACGCAGTATGCGCCACCCGGAGCGCAACAAGTAATACCGGGACAAACCAACGAACAGAAAAATAAATCAAGAAAAATAAAACGATTATGGAAATTACAATTAATACTGAATCACGCGCCGCTCAAATTCTTTTAGCTCTTACCCACAAGGCCGGAACCGCCGAGATATACATCAACACACTGTCGCGCATCATTAATGCCGCACTGTTTAACCAGGATGATCTTGGCATGAGTGACACTGAGGCGCTCGACACAATCCGCACCCTTTCGCTGCTCAGATCTGACATCGAGGACATCGCCGCCGACACAAGCATCGCTGATCATATAATCCACGCCCAGAAAAATCAAGCCTGCCAGCCGACATCAGGCGATAACAAGCCTGACCCCTACAACTCCGCAATGGCGGCGCTCTGTTATGCCGCTGGTAAGCTGGGCGAAATCGAGCCGGTTACTGGCGGCCACGGTACCGACATAATCGAGATAATCGAGGGCATCAACGACGCAGCCCACCGACTGGCTAACACAGCAGCATGTGCCGCCGGAATCGCCGAAAATCCGGACTGCGCGTCCAACGAGCACAACGCCGAAGCCAGAACCCGACTATTTACCGGGACAGCATATTATAGCGCCGTCGGCGCCGCCGAGCTCCTGGCCGACGCAGAGGCAAGCCTGTACCGCTCCGGCGTCAAATCGAAGGATCTGTCTGCGGCACTCTACGAGGCAGCAGGGGCACAGAAGGCCGCAACCGAAAAGATCGACCGTTTCCGCGACCTTATCTACAAAGCAAAAGCCACACAGGCACCGCAGGAAGGAGGCGACGAATGAACAATGTCAGATAAAAAAGATTGGCACCATTAGGTAGTTCATGGATAATCAATTATTCATTTCATATTTAGTTAAACAACGTGAGAGGATGCGTCGACCGTGAGGCCGGCGCATTTTCGTTTTGTCCTTCGTTGCGCGCGGGAGTTTTGCGAGCTTTGCGGTGTAATTAAGACCTGGAAAAATGAGACACCTGAAACAAGAGTTTGATAAACTCACCTTCAAAGAGGTAATAATTTACACGCTGGCCGTCGTTGCCATGATGGCGGGCCTGACACTTCTATTTATTGGCCTATACATCCAGCCGGAGGGCGAAATCCACGGATCTGTATTAACGGCCTTCGGCTCTATCTGCGTCTTCGTAGCCTCACTCCTGGGCATTTCGTTTCACTACGCTAACGAGCTCGACAACCTCAAAGCCAACATACAGGAACGCCTGGATGAAATAACTAAGTAACCATATTATGAGACGACATGATCAAAACATTTTTATTTTGTTTGTGCTTTTGTGCGGCCTCCCTCTGCTGCTATCTTGCAGCACGACCCGCCACGCCGCCACAGTCACCACAGTTGAAACAAGAGACACGACCCAGACGCATTTGCTCGACACCGCCACCACCGCCGCAGAAGCTCAGAGCGCAGAACTCCGCGACACCATCGAGCAGAAAAACCATGTTACCGGCTCACTCAAAATCGAGCGCGACACAGCCGGGCGCCCGGTGCTTTATATCTGGGACACGTCGGCGCTCATGCGAGCGGCGATCCTGCAAGAATATAAATTTGACGGGATGTCTATGGGGTTTGGAAGCTACCGCGCCACGAACTCCACAGCCACAAAAGCCGAGGACGTCGAAAAAGAGGAAGAGACCGCGACAAAGGTAGGTCCGGCGCTGGAAGATTACATCGGTGCCGGCCTCATGGCTTTCATCATACTGTATTTTTTATTCATCTGTGCTGAACACCTATGGCGGAACCGAAGCAAATAGATTTATACCTGGCCATCGAGGAGATGAAGCGGATCAGCGCCGAGGGGGGCACCTTCTCGCTGCGTTTCCGCAAGTGGAACCGCGACACACGCCGCGGCGGCGACATGGCCAACATCGCCCACGCGCGGATCAGGCCGAAGGCGGCCGACGAGCGGGTGGCAAATGCAAGCTACAAATTATTTTTCACTGACACCGACACGGGCCGCGCGCTGAACTGCTGGCAGTGCCTGATCATGGAGTTTAACGGACTGCGCACGGTGCTAAATTGATAACGATATGATCAGAAGGAGCGGAAATTTTGGCTTTATCAACAACGGCAACGGCGAGTTAATGACATTCAATCTTAACGCCCGCGCCGCCGGCTGGGAACCATCCAGCCGCATGATCCTGGGGGGCTTCGGTTCATTCCAGAAATACAGGAGCGTTCATGGCGTCCGCGTGGTGCCTTACGGCCCCGGCGACGATATGCCCGGCTATGTCGATCGCGTTTTGTCGAAATTCTATGCCGGCGAGGGCATCATGGGCAAGAAGGCCGGTCTCCAGTGGGGCGAAGGCCCGCGGCTCTACATCCCCGGTGTCGATGCAGACAACAAGCCCTACAGACAGTGGACCGATGACGCTAAAATCATGGCGCAGCTCAACGCGACCGACTACCTCACACAGATGCACCGCTGTCTCATTGATCTGGTTCACCTGGAGGGCTTCTGGGTGAAGTTCACCCGCACACGCGGCAGCCGCGTGGGAGGCCCCGGCGCTCTGGCCAGGATCGAACACATCCCGGCCCGCAAGGTCCGTTTTGTGTATGCCGGAGAAGGTGTGCAGCCAACGGAGGCCGTTGTTGGCGACTTCCCCAATCCGGACGCGGAAAATTTTAAGAAATACCCTATTTTCGACCCCGCGCAGCCGTTCAGACATCCGGTATCACTGGCCTATTACCAGATTTATAGCTACAATAAAGATTTCTACAGTGTGCCGCGCTATGTAGGCGCTTTCGACTGGCTGGAGCTGGCCGGATCTCTTGCCGGCATTCTGGCGGCATACAACGAGAATGCGTCGGCCATTTCCATGCACATCGAGAGCCCGCAATCATACTGGGACGCGGCAGAAGCGCGCATCCGCGAGATCTGCGAAAAAACAAAAGTCCCTTACCGCGCCGAAATGCTCGAACAGTTCAAGGACGAGGCGATGGAAAAATTTGCCGAGAGCATGACCGGCCGGAAGAATGCGGGCAAATTCATGCACACTTCAAATTTTTGGAACGAGGCTGCCAACAATTTTGAGGGCTGGAAAATAACCCCTATCGACAAGAAGATTAAAGACTACATCGAGGCTCAGGTGGCAATCTGCAAGAAGGCAGAGGCGGCCGCCACCTCCGGCTTTGGTCTGGACCCGGCATTGTCTAACCTGATCTTAGACACGAAGCTGGGCAGCGGATCAGAAAAGCTCTACAGTCTCAAAGTCTATAACGCCACCGAAACGGCTGTACCTGATATGGTGCTCTGCAAGCCGTTCGACACCTTCATTTTGGCGAACAATCCCGGAACATCGGTGCGAATAGGCCTTTACAGGGCGATAGTCGATGCCGAAAAGAACGTTAACCCCGAAAATCGAGTTAAAGCAAATGCGTGAAATAATAAATCTGGATAAATACGAAAATTGGCAACCATATAAACTGAAACGCGATGAAGCTATTTAACCGCGATGGCAACGGCGGGAAGGAAATAACCGCCGTTCTGGGCCTCATTTCCGACCGTGTGGACTTCGATACCTGGGCACCGATTTTACCGCTGGGCGTCCGCGATGTCGTGGCGATTGTAGGCCGCGAGCCTGTCGCAGCTCTGGCCGCTTTCTATGAATCCGGAGAAGATGATCCGGAGAAGGCTCCGGCGCTCATGTATCTGCAACAGTCCGTGGCGCTCTTCTCCTGGCTGAAGATCATCCCGACGCTCGACGCGCAGCACGATTCCAACGGCCGCACCCGCCGCATAGGGGAGAACGAGAAGGGACTTACCGCCCTGGAGCAATACAAGGACGAAAGCAATATTTTGCGGCTGGCATACGAGGCAACAGACGCACTGATCGAGGCGCTGGACCTGGGAGCTTTCGACTTCTGGATCAATTCGCCAAAATACCGCCAGCGCTCCGGCCTGCTGATCCGCAATAAGGAGAGCTTTGACGAATTCTACTTAATAGGATCTCACCGCCTGTTTCTTACTTTGTTGCCGATGATCCGCGAGGTTCAGGCCGCCACTGTGGCGCCGATAGTGGGCCGTGAATATATGGCCAGGCTCCTGAATGGCGATGAAACGGCCACAGCTCTTCTCTATGACACAGCCGCCCGCGCCATTGCCTTGCTCACCATGAAGAAGGCCGTGGAGCGCTTGCCGGTCGAGGTTTTGCCGGAGGGAATCGTCCAGGTGAACCAGTCAGCCCCGGTAAAGCAGAAGCTTCGCGCGGAGAAAGAGGCCCGCAATGCCGTGGCGGCAGCTCTGGGCATCGACGCGACCCGATATCTCCAGCAGCTCGAAGATACGATGGCCGAGATCCTGGCCGAAGGGCAGCCGGTGGACTTCTACAACCCCGGCCCGATTGTTCATTCAAAAGGTATGACGTTCTGACATGAAAAAAATAACCTTCAGTAACCGCACTGTTGAAGTTCCGGAGTCTATCGACGAGCTCACGCCGGAACAGTACGTCTATTATGTCTATCTGGCCTCATGGCTGACCGCCGGGAGCATTACGCCGGAGTTCTGGCGCGTCCGCTGGTTCAGCTTTCTGCTGGGTCTGGGAGCTTTAAATTACACCGCTTACCGTGAGCCCATCGCAGCGGCCGCAGAGCGGCAGCGTGACGCGGTGGTAGATCCGTTTCTGGTTGATTCTTCCGGCGGGAAGGTGCCGACGTTTAAGACGCCCCGCAATCTTCTGCCGGAATACAAAGGGTATAAAGGTCCGGCCGACTGGCTCAATGATCTGACGTTTGGAAAATTCGTGGAGTGCCTGACGCTCATGGAGCAGGCACCGGCGGCCGAGGATCAGGAAGAAATCTACCGGGCTGTCGCCCGCGCCCTGTACAAGATCCCGGACACAGATGATATCCCTATGGTGCTGGCATGGCACGCGCCGGTGCTCTTCGGCTCCGTGTGGTCCGCCATCCAGTCCGGCCCGGTGGATATCAACGGCAATCAGCTGGACTTCTCTATAATTTTCAAGAGCTCCGGCGACCGGCGCCCGGACGACAAGACGGGTTGGGCCGGTATCTCTTTCGAAGTGGCGGCCGCCGGAATTTTCGGCAACGTCAAAGAGCTTGACGAATCGCCGTTCTGGGCCGTGCTCATGTACCTGTATAAATGCAAATTTGAGTATTTACACGATAAATCAAACAAAAAATCATGATTCTTACCAATGAAATCCGTGCAAAGATGATGCAGTGGGAAGGGTACCGCCTGAAGGCTTACCGCTGTCCCGCCGGAGTGTTAACCATCGGCTACGGCCACACCGGGCCTGACGTCACCGAAGGCATGACCATAACAGGCCCGCAGGCCGTGGCTCTGTTCAATGCCGATGTTGACAAGTTCGCCCGCTCGGTCGAGGCGGTTCTGGCCGGCGTCTCCCTGAAGCAGAAACAGTTTGACGCCCTGGTATCTCTGGCCTATAATATCGGGCTGGGCAATCTTAAGAAATCCACGCTGCTGAAGAAAGTCCGGATCAATCCGGATGATCCGACGATCCGCGCCGAGTTCCTGAAGCATGTCAATGCCCGCGTTAACGGAGTTCTGAAACCTTTGCCCGGACTGGTGAAACGCCGAACCGCCGAGGCCGACCACTATTTTTCAGCATGATACTCTTAAAGCAGCTACGCGAATACTTCGAAGGCCTGGCGGACTGCATCCCCGGTCTGAAAGGGGCCACACTCCTGACCGTAGAACAGAACATGGCCGACAAGGTCAACGGCATTCCGGAGGACGACACCCCGACACTGTTCTACTTGCCGCCGTCGGCCAATGGGGCAGGCGATCCGGATTCCTTTAACGACAAGAGCCTCTGTGTTGTTTTCATCATGCAGAAGTACAACCCGCGCAAATCTACCAGCGCCGAAGCTCTGGAGGCGTCGCAGCCTATAGCCGAAGCCGTCAAGGCCGCGATTTTGGCCGACAGTAGCCGCCCGTGTCATTTCCTGACGGCCGACATCTCAACGATCAGCACACTGCCGGAGACGGAATTTTTCGGCAACTGGGCCGGCTGGTCGATTGGCTTCACTGTAGACAGTAATTAATCTGTGTGTTTATAGCTTACCGATATGGATAAACTGGAGCTTCAGTTCATACATCAGGAAATAAAAAAAGGTCTCCGCGATATTTTCGCAGCTCAGGCCAATATTGCCGGGCGCCGGATCTACCAGGAGGGTAAAGACCGGCGAGTCAGGCAGGGCACCGGGCACACCGTCCGCGGCCGCTCCGGAGCGCTCATGGACTCGCTCGAAAACCCGCGGCAGAAGATTTGGCAAGGTGAGCTGGGCAATCATGCTCAATTTGAGTACCCTATTTATATCCGTTTTCTCGACATGAAGGAACACGGCAATTTCAAAATCTATAACCGCCAGATCTGGGGAATACTCTACGGCGAGACATTCCAAAATATCCGTTATGAGTTCAACCAGGAGGTGCGCGACTGGATAAATAAAAACCTGCGTGAAATCATGAACCAATTAAAAGTAAATCCGACATGAAAAAGTTAAAGATCATCACCGGCGCCATAGTCCGCGGCGCCTTGCTCTTAAGCCCCGGCGTGGCCTTCTCGATCTGGCAGTGGCATTCCACTGCGGCTCTGATCAACATACTGGCCGCCGTAGGGCTTGAAACACTGTTTTTACTTGCCATAGTATTTATATCTGTGATCGGTAAAGCAGTCAAAGAAACCATAAAGGATCACAAAGAAGCCAAGGAGATCTCTCCGGAGGTTTAAATTAAAGAAGCTGACCGCTTCGACCCGTTGCACCGGCCCCGGCTCACGCCGGGGCTTTCCGGTTTCCATCCCTGACTCAAAAAAACGGCCGGCAGTCACTCTCTGCCGGCCGCATGATCATTTCTCTTTGGTATAGCTGATTTCTATGCCGAGAATCGTCCGTTTGCGTTGCTCGCGGTCGTATGCCCTTACGGCCTCGATGATATAGGCCGAGCGGTTCTCCTGGCGGTCGAGAATCTCCGCCACGTCCTCAGGTATGCGGAGAGCTATTGTCCGCGTGCTCGGATTCTCACTGCGCCGTCCGGCACCTTCGCGCCGTCCGCCCCATCCGTTTTTTCGCTTTCCTTTTGGTTCGTTCATGATTAAATCGTAAATTTGCAGTGGTTTAACCCCGACAAGCAAAGGGCGCCTCCTTTTTCGGAGGTCTTTAAGGCTCTCGGCCACCCTTGCTGGATCAGAAGATTGTCAGAGTGATTTTTGCAATCTTCAGTTTTCCAATCCTGATGTTAATTTCGAAGGTCAACATATAGCGGATTAGTCAGGGGTTAAGCCTTTCTTTTTTCGGCATCAGGCTTTGTCCGTCGTAACCTCTCTTTGATTACACTACAAAGATACGAATTATATTTGAATATGCAAAACAAAATCAAGATTATTTTCTTGCGCATTTTCAAATATTTTTTTGCCAATGTGATTTTTTTGTCGTAGATTTGCAGTGCTAAAACCCACGGACGTTAGTCGCCCCCGCAGAGCTCGGTTAATGCTCGACATATTTTTGCGGGCTTTTTTTATGCCCGGACATATCAGCCATACGCGGCTGTCACCGATTCATTATAGGCGCTCTTCGGAGAAGACTATCGTGGGTTTTAGCAACGGTGACAGCCGTTTTTTTATTAATCGCTAAACCCACGATAGTATGAACAAACCCAAACAAACCCGCCGCGTGAGCTCCAGGAAGCTGCGCGCCGCATTCAATGACATTGCCGACATGATCTGTGGCGGCCAAGACCGAGTCACCCTCTCCCTCTCCGGCAACACCTTCGAAATCCATCTCGAAAACGCCACCATTAACATTTCAGTCAACGAATCCAAGGAAGGAGGTGGCAGATGATGGGCTTTACAGAAGATCTGCTTAACTGCGTTATCAGCGAGATCAAGCAGAACTGGGAACGCCTGGACGGCAATGTGGAATACTTTGCCGGCCGTGTCCGCAAATCCGGCCTTAGCATCGCTGATCTCTCAGACTACCTCGTAGAACGAGGCAAGGTCGGCCCGGTATGTGTCACCACAGTTTTCAATCACGTTATCAACCAAGACAAGGAAGGAGGTGAGAAATGAAATACTTCATTACTGTCAACACCCTTAATTCAACAACCAAACTCGGCCGGCTTCTCGCTGACTCCATCTTCCGGCGCTACAATAACGCCCTCGTCTATTATAGTGAGGCCAATCAGCTTCCGCAGTATATTCAAAAGGAAATGGATGCGCTCTGCAATGAAAATAAACGTCTTAAGCCTATGCAGCTGCGCCTACACGGATTCTCCAAGGGTCAACTCAACAGTGGCGCTTCGGCTCAAATCTATGCTGTGACTGAAGCCGGGGCCAAGGCCTTCACGGACAACCGACCGTTTACAATTCATCTGACTCCGGTGATGAAGGACTACACCGAGAAAGGAGGTGAGAAATGAGAACAGAGATTAACGGTGCTATCATTACCGGGTGTGTTTCTGATCAGGTGGAGAAACTTCAGGCCCAGTCTCACAAAGTCGCTCTATTCCTTAGGGTGCTTACAGAGGCCACACATGCGCTGATAGAGAAACGGAGCAAAGAATCTGCCCCGGACATGGACCGCCTGAACGAGGTGGAGACCCTGAACGAAATAGCACATACCATCCTGACCATCGCCAATCCTCCGGATATGCTGGAAGAAACAGACGAAGAAGAGGAAGAGATTTGACATTGTGCCCCTGATATTGTAAGCCCCGGTTCAGGCCGGGGCTTTTTTGTTGTCCTTCACCGGTTGGATTTTACGGCTGACCTTTGCTGAAAAAGTAATGTATCAGCACAATGGCACGTAAAGTTCAACCGGATAACATACAAGTTAACCTCGATGTCAACGCGACGAGGGCTCAGGAGGAAATACACAAGCTGACGAAATCGACGGAAGCCCTGAGAAAACAGAATGCGCAATACCGCAAGGATATTTCGGCGCTGGCAGCCACCGAAGGAGACCATAGCAAAGAAATAGCCAGGCTAAATGAGCAGATCAATGCCAATAATGAGCAGATCCGCAAAAACAAGCGCGAGATTTCGACCTGGGAGAAGCAGATCGACACGTCATATAAAACGGCCGCACAGCTCAGAAAACACCTCAAAGAGCTTAAAACGGAGCTGGCCAATACGTCACGCAATCTGAACCCCCAACGCTACAAGGAATTAGAAGCGGAAATCAAGAAAACCGACAAGGCCTATCAGGAGGCTACCAGATCTTCTGCGGGTTTTCTGAGCGGTATCTTCAGCATGTCAAAGGCCGTCGAGGCTCTGAAGGGCTTTTTTTTAGGCCTTGGCGTGGTGTTGGCCACCATGATAGTAGGTCAGTTCAACAAACTGTTTGAAATAATCATCGGTTTTGAGAAGGCTAACAGCAAATTGGCCGCAGTTCTCGGCACGACCAAAGCCGGCATCAAGGATCTGACGGACGAGGCGCGAAGGCTGGGCGCCACAACTTCATATACAGCCACCGAAGTTTCAGCCCTCCAGCTGGAGCTTGCAAAACTGGGCTTCTCAAAGGAGCAGATCAAGGACATGGAGGCCGGGGTGCTGAAATTCGCCCAGGCGGTAGATACTGACTTGGCAAGCGCCGCCGCTTTCGCCGGCGCAGCTATGCGAATTTTCGGTATAGAAGCATCAGAAGTCGACGGGATGCTTGCTTCATTGGCAATCGGTACCACCAAATCAGCTCTTGATTTTTCATATCTTCAGAACTCATTGGCGACTGTAGGCCCGGTTGCAAAATCATTCGGGTTTTCGATAGAAGATACCATCGCACTGCTTGGCAATCTGGCAAATGCCGGCTTTGACGCAAGCAGCGCCGCGACCGCCACACGTAATATATTGCTCAATCTGGCCGATTCCAACGGCAAACTCGCTAAGGCGCTCGGAGCTCCGGTCAATAATCTGGGCGACCTTGTGGCCGGACTGAAGAAGCTCACCGCAGAAGGAATAGACCTTAACAAGGCGCTCGATCTGACAGACAAACAAAGCGTGGCGGCATTCTCCAACTTCCTCTCTGCCGCTGATCAGGTGACAGCTCTCCGGAACAGCGTGACTGATTGTACCGGGGCATTCAACGCAATGTATGACGAAATGAGCGACAATGCGGCCACTGCCTGGGATATTTTTCTTTCAACTGTCGAGGGTGTCATCATGCGCTTCTATGAATCACGCGGCCTGATCAAATCTGTGATCGAGGGCATGACAACTATCGTCGAATGGATCGGCAAGACCATTGATATTCTCGGCATCTTTTCCAAGTATATCACAATTGCTGTGGCTGCGATTGTTTCTTATCGTCTTGCCTTACTCTCAGTCATTGCCGCAAAAAAGCTCTATGCCATAGCCGCAAAACGCTCAACGGATGTGACTTTGGCAGAAACAGTTGCAATTAAAGCTCAACAAACAGCCTTAGTTCTATGGCGTGCCGCAACATTGTCGGTGATAGCAGTAAAAGCTCTGTTTACCGGCGAAGTTGGGAAAGCCACGGCTGCAATGAGACTTTTCAACATGATTGTCAGGCTCAATCCGCTCGGCCTACTGATTTCGGCTGTAACCGTGGCCATCGGTGTTTTTAAGTTATTCAGTAAAAACACTGACGAGGCAAAGAAGAAGTTGCAGGAAAACAATAAGCGTATCAAGGATTTTGAGCAGGGTATTTCGGATTTGTCCAAAGCTACAGCCAAATACGCAAATGAGGAACTTGATAGATTAAGAAAACTCTATCAAGCCGCCACCAACCACTCCAAATCATATAAAAAGCGAGAAGAGGCGGCGAAAAGCCTTCAAGCACAATACCCGGCATATTTCAAAAATTTATCAGCCGAAGCGATAATGGCCGGAGATGCAGCCCGCCAATATAACGCTCTCGCAAGAAATATTCGTGAGGTTGCCCGTGCAAAGGCCGCCAAAGATAAAATCACGGAGAATGAAGGGAAACGGCTGGACATGGAGGTTGAGAACGATGAATTATCTAATGAAATTGACAAAATCGACCGTGTTCTCAGCAAAGTGGAAAAGCGCCGCAAGGCATTAAGGAATAAAAAATCATTGACCTATGACGAAGCAAAGGAGCTTCGCAATCTTAATGATGTCATAATACCGGGCCTTATCGACAAAATGGATGATCTGGACCAGAAAATGGCTGAGAACTATGACAATATTTCTAAAATTGACAAGACAAACGAGAATCTTAATAAGAAATTCGGAGACGTTGACACCTCATTATTTGAAGAAAACGTAGTCGATCCTTTTTCCTCTGCCGCCGACGCAGCAGATGAAACCGTCAAGCGGCTAAAGGAAATCAATGCCGAGTTGGCGCAGCTCCGGAAGTCCGACCCGAAATCAAAGGAGGAGCTTCAGCAGATCCAGGCCAGAATAAAAGCCCTTCAGGAAGAAAAGAAACAGATCCTCGGCAATGCCAAGGCCAAACGCGAGGCCGGAACCTACAAGGAGGATTCGATCGAAAAGGTGACAGCACCGGTAGACTCGGCGCACATGGAGCGCCTGCTGGAGATAAACCAGGCTAAAGCCGATCTGTCAGAGGCTGAATTTGCCATCCGGAAAGCTCAGGAAATGAAGCGCTACTGTGCGGAATTGGTGGAGGCTCTCCAGGTGTTGCAGTCGGAAACCAATCAGACCCATACCCAGACGCTCGATAAGATCACCAAGCAGATCAATGAAGCTAACGCCGAGATTCAGAAAGCTGACCGGGAGATAGCGGCCGCCAATGTAAAAATCAATGAAGAGGATTACAAAAAGCGACTGGCGGCCACAGAGGCCTACTATTCCGAGCTTGAAAGGATCATGAAGGAAAAGGCCGTCAGGCAGGAGATCGACCAGGAGGCGGCAGATCTTTACCTACTCGACCTCCAGCGCGCGCGCCACCGCGATCAGCTCGACGAGATGCAGCGCTATTATGACGAGCTGGAGGATGATTACTCGATGGACGCTGAAACCCGCAAAAAGACTCTTGAAAAATTAGAAACCGAAATGCAGCAGATACAATCCCGGATGCTGACTGATACCGGCCAGTGGATGGCAAAGCTGCGCGAGCTGTCAACGAACTCCGGAAGCCAGGAAAGCCTACGTGAAATGTTAAATTTGCAGATCCAGGGTCTTGAACAGACATACGCGGCCGCCATTGAGATTGCACGTCAGCAGGGCCTGGACGTTACGCGCCTGGAGGAAGAGAAGCAACGCCGGATTGCAGCGCTGAATTACCAGTACCTTGAAGAGCAATACAAGATTCAGGAAACCGCCGGGCTATCGTGGGCCGACGAGTATGACCGGGAACTCGCAAAGCTCGAAAATATGTACCGTCAGGGCCTTTTGTCAGAGGAACAGTTTCAGGAGGCCCGCCTCAATCTCCAGGTTAAAAACATAAAGAAGTATTTCGATTATTACCAGCAGCTGGCCGGCTCGATGGTTTCGGCCATCCAGGAGGCTGAGATTGCCCAGAGCGAGGCTAAATATGATGTATTGATCCAGCAGGCCCAAAACAACGGCGAGGACACCGCCGCGCTCGAACAGGAGAAGGAAAATAAAAAGCTTGAGATCCAGAAGAAATACGCGGATGTTGATTTTGCGGTGAAGATCTCGCAGATCATCGCCAACACAGCGGTGGCCATAATGCAGGCCCATGCGCAGTTGGGCCCGATTGCCGGAGCATTCGCGGCGGCCATGCTCACTGTTACCGGCGCCGCTCAGGTAGCCGTCGCAAAAGCCGAACGCGATAAAATCAAGAATATGCAGCCGGGCAACACGGGCAGTTCATCTCAGCAGCCGGCCACAGCGACCCGCGTACTCTCCGGGTATTCTGAAGGCGGCTACACCGGCGACGGCGGCCGCTATGAAGTGGCCGGAGTTGTGCACCGTGGCGAATACGTGGTACCCAAACCCATAATGAACGACCCGCGGGTAGTAGACGCCGTGGGCATGATCGAGGCCATCCGCCAAAATAAGCGTCTTGCATCCGGAGGCGCCCCGACATATGCGGAGGGCTACGCTGAAGGCGGCCCTGTTTCCGTCCCGGCCGATTCCGGAGAGCTGGCGGCGGCGATTAAGGATCTCCGGACAACCGCCGAAGCCCTCCGCGCCCTCCGCGCCTACGTGGTTTATCAGGACCTTGAAAAAGCAGGGCGAGAGCTCGAAGCGGCCCGCGCCCCGTTCACACGTAAGAAAAAGTAATTACCGCCATGCTTGAAATAAGAATTAACAATGAGCCGCTGGATATTCCGGCCGGTTTTTCTGTAGAGATCGAAGATACCAATCCGATTTTTAATGAAAGAGGCAGTCAGTCGATCCCGGCAACGGTTCCGGCTTCGGCAAAAAATGAGCGCCTTCTTGGGTTTCCGTCACGTATCGACACCGGCAGAGATCCGAACCAGCCGGAAGTTATAGCCGTGGTGAGTGATGGCGCTTATATCCGCAGAGGGATTGCAAACGTCACATCGGCCGGCCGTGCCAAAGGGATAACGTTTAATGTCGGTCTCGATAATTCAACAGCTTACAGCCGTTGGAGTGAAAAGAAGCTGTCGGAGCTGTCGACACTGCCGGTTATCGAGGGCGAGGATGTCGGTTTTAACAATGGTGTGTCCGGAATGCTGGATTATCTGACGTATCTATATCAGCGCGCATCACCCGGCCGCGATCCGCTGGCCGTTTTCCCTGTCGCAGTGGGTAACGAGTCAATACAGCAAGACGACAAAGAGAGAATATATTGGGAGGTCTTGAACGCTCCGGCGTCCGGAATCATCAACCCGCCGACAAAGGTAAAGCGTATCATTGACGGCGAGATCACGGAGGTAACGGTGCCCGCGGGCTATTGCTCGACGCCGTTCTTGCGTGTCTGGAAGGTTTTGGAGCTTATTTTTGCAGACCTGGGCGTTACTATCGAGCACAACGATTTCAGGCATGACAATGAGCTCAACCGCCTGGTGGTCCTGAATAATGCAGCCGATGCAATATGTACCGGAGTGCTTAAATATCATGATCTGATGCCTGATTGTACGGTCTCAGAGTTCATGAATGCTCTATGGGTGCGCTTCGGGCTGGTATATAATATCAACTTCGACACTAAAAAAGCATCGCTCCGGCTACTCCGCGATATAATATCAGATCCGGCAGCGCGGGAGATGGTGACGCTTACCACAGGTCCGGAGCTGATTAACTATGAAGCCCGGCAATATATCAAGCTATCTGCTAAAACATCGTTAGAGGGTGCCGCTCCGGCTACAGAGCGATTTGAAGATTTTATTAAAGGGCTCGACATCCGCGCCGTACACCTGGGAAATCATGTGAGCCAGTGGACATATGTACCGAGTGGGTCCGGCGGGGCTTGGGATGGAGATGTTAGAGATGATCATTATTGGGTATGGGAGCCTGATGACCCGGACTATCCGGACCCCGAACCTCCGGAACCGGACTACCCGGAGCCTGACGATGACCGCGATGACGGGCGCGACGATTACGCCCTTTACAGTTCGCGCGCGGCTACAGCGCCGGCCATGCAGCCTACAGATGACAACCCCAATACATTTTTAGCACGTGAATTTATTACAGGGACCTGGTATAAGCTTGATAACACCAATCGGACGGTAAAGGCGGCCAGCTCCAGCTTTTTTAATTGGGACCCGGCAACACCCGGCATGAACCCGCTCGATCTGTCAAGCGATGACGAGTGTGTCCCGATCATGCGCGTTGATACCGTAGGGCTTGGCACCGGAAATTCTTTTAACGACAAGTGCCCGGCATATCTGACAGGCGCCCGGCATTATCACAGCTATATAAAAGGCAGCGAGGATGCCGAGGACACCGGCGACACTACGCCACTGGCCTTTGTCATAGCCTATACAACCGGCGGTCAGACCATTGGCCGTATAAACGCAGAGAGCGACACCGGCAAGCCTCTGACGATGGATGACGGCAGCACCCCGACGCTATCACTGTTATTTCAATTCCAGGATGGACTGTTTGTTAAATTCTGGGCCGGATATGATGAAATTTTGCGTCACGGTAATAGATCGGTCGAAGTTCCGGCCCGGATAGACAAACTAACTTTCTTCCGGCTTGACACTCTAAGCCCGGTAATGTTCCGGGGTGTCCGGTGCCTGATTGATACGCTGTCATATTCGTTGCCGGCTTCGGCTGATATGTCGGTAGATCTAAAGCTCCGCACCATCTCGACACATGGAGAATATAACATAAAGGATGAACAGAATGTGCCGGAATTCTCTGCGGCGACCCGTCATCTTGAATGGTTCCTGAAGTCAGAGACGTACAGTGAAGACCTGCTCCATGTGACGGCAAATAAACAAGCCGCCGCAGATAAATACAAGGCAGACACCGGATATACACCGCACGGCACAGAGGGCGACTGGTGGACCGTAAACGTTAACAGTTCGGTTCCCGTCTCGATCATACGCAAAGGCCTGACATGGCAGACAGATGGCAGCAAACCGATTCCGGTCTCTCATGGAGATAGAAATTACCGGAAATACAAGGCGTTGCTAACCTATGATATTTTTGAGGTTCACGATCTGAGTTATCAGGACGGCCCGGATGACTGGGAATTGGATGAAGTCGCTTTAGGCTCTGTTTCTATCGAAGTAGAATACAGTGTCGAGCTTGTGGCCCGCTGGGTGAATGATTAGTCCTTTGCAAGGCCCTAAAAATTAGAAAAATTTGCAGCATGGAAAGTAATAACATCCTCGCAGCCCCGCAAATCGAAACCGTCGACATCTTTTATCAGGAGTGGCGACGCAATCACGCGGGTAGTATCAAAGTGTTTTACGAATTTATGACGACACCGACGCCTGAACGTGACCGCTTTCTGGTAGAACAGGGGGCAGTTACGGAATTTTCCGGCGCTGTAGTAACCACAACGCTAAAAAGTAGTTAGCTATGTTTCCAAATCCTCACGCTATGCCGTCAACGCCATCCCGCTTGGCATTTACCAGAAATCCCATAATTATAGAAAGCAGCCACACCTCCGGCGATCAGCCTTTAACGGGGTACCCGTTTAGCATTATAATGGATGGTTTGACGCTTTATAACGGGCGATTCAATTACCCGTATTCTATAAATGTCGCTGATATAGTCAATGCTTATATCAAATATTTGCCACAGCCCGACGAGGTTGAGCCAATAAGCTTCGGCCCTTTAATACTGATCGAGAACGAGAGTGAGGTCCTATGCCGAGACGTGGCCGTGGTGTTTAATGGTGAATATGACCAGGCGTTTGCATTTATAGCGCTTCCCGGCGGTGTGTCTAAACAGAACTTCAAGCGATTGGGGCCAAGTACAGATATTTTCAACGTCCGATTTTTAGCCTATGATACAAATTGCTTTCTCACCACCCGCACGGCCGGATGGCGCGTGATAATGAAAGAGTCGGAGCTTTACCCTCTGTATTATATAAATGATGCTCCGGATGATGTATTTAGCTTTGTAGAGAAGGTGACAGGCAAGAGCTGGACGATTGACCGGCTGTCTCCTGGGATTTACGCGCTCGACATCGAGGCTCTGAGAAGTCATTTTTTTGAGGCCTCCGGTGTTCTGGCAAATAATTTCGACATTTACCACCGCGGCCTGTTTGCTTGCCGCCTGGTGATCGAGCAGGCCGATCCGGCGCGCGAGCGTTACCGTCTGAAATTCCGCAATTCTCTGGGGGTGTTCGAGATTATCGAGATAACCGGCGAAATGTCGATTACTCCGGAATGGGAAGGAGCCGACGAGGCAATTTTTAAAAGATACGATCCGGTGACAGACGATTATTATTCACAGCGCGACCGCATAGAGAGAAAACAATCAATCTCTATTCAAACCGGTGTTAAAAGGCCTGACGAAGTTCGGTTTTTAATGGATATGCTGGGCAGTGACGAGGTCTATTTGCTCGACCTGGGAGCTTTGCCGGTCCGCGTGATCCCGTCGGCCGAAGAATTTACATACAAGCAGCGTCCGGAGGCGCCGCAGTCGTTCTCCCTGACTCTGGAGCTGGCCGACACAGAAACCAACATTTTACAGGAAATTATCGACGGAAGCGAAGCTAAAAAACCGCGTGTATTCTCAAAACAATTTAGCAAACAGTTTAATTAATAATCATATCACATGGCGACCCAAGATCAAGAATTTATCGACGGCCTGATTTTGACAATCGAGCAAGCCGAAGATCCGGAAAGCGTTACTAACTCGATGGTAGCTGCTGTCATGGACTATCTGAATAAATCATACAAGGATTTATTAACCAATAATCAAGGAGTAAAAGAAGAGAAGGCCGAGCGACAGGCGGCCGATGCCGCGTTGCAGCGTTCTATAGATACTGTTAATCTCGCTATTGAGACGATCCGGAACAACGTTCAGAGCGCAAGTACAAAAGCTGATTCGAATGAGCAGCGCATTAATACGCTGATTGATGGAGACGGAGTCACCGCCGCCATTGACACATTCAACGAGTTAAAAGCGTTCCTCGAAGGCGTGACGAATAAGGACACGTTTATGGGGCTTCTGAATGAAATCCGTGAATCGCTCCAGCTTAACCGCGATGACATCAATTTGTTAAAAAACGAAGCTGACAACATTAAGGCAGATGCGGATGATCTCGAAGAGCGCGTGGAAACGCTTGAAGGCGTTGTTATTGTAGACTCAGTGGCAACACTCGACAATATCACAAACGATGGTATTTATTTCCTTAGCGTGGCTGGCCAGGCTGGCAATATCATGATTGTCCGCAGTGCTACGGTTGCACTTTCTCCGGGAAATTCAACAGTCAGTGTTACTCAGTACATGTTCACACCGGCCGGGCTGGAGTATCGAACAAAGGTCTACACCACTGCGGCAGGTGTTGACGGTGTGGAGTGGCCGGAGTGGCAGCAGGTAGGCCAGAAGGGCGCGGGCAACCTCATAAACGTGGACGAGATCGCCCCGAAGGCATCCGGCTACTACGACATTATCAGCGCAGCGGAGGCAATTCCCACTACATTGCGCGAGTTTGGCCGCTGGATCACGTTTAAGACCGGCCCCGGCGCGTACATAACAAAACAGTTTACCGGGTCGACGCTCACACAGTGGAACCAGGAGAGCGCGTGGAGCGACACGGGCGGCCGTGGAACTATTACTGGCGTGACTCTCAACGGAGAGAAAATAGCCCCCGACGCGGAAGGAGTCGTTAACATCGCTATTGACGAGGCAGAGGTAGACGATTCGCTTTCACCATCATCTACCAACCCGGTACAAAATAAAGTGATCAACGCCCGCCTTGAGGAAATCGAACGCCGCACACTTCAAAACCTTGACGCATCATTAAACGAGGACGGCACCGAGATCCACATCAGCGCCATTAACTCAAAGGGTGACGAGTTTACCGGTGTTGATATTCCCGTGAGCTCCGGAGGGGGTGGTGATGACGCAAGCAGCGCTAAAGTAATTATTTCGGCCGCCGTCAACAAAAGCACCATCCGCGAAGGTGACGCCGTTACGCTGTCGTATTCCTACGATCACCAGTATCTCGGCGGCGATATGGACGGAGTCTCGACCGGCCAGCGCGGCGCGATCTCGATAGAGATAAAGAACGGTACTGTAGTTCAATTCTCGACAACTGTAACCGACTTTCCGGCTGGTTCCGATTCGCTTGATATTACCAAATTCCTGAAAGCCGGTACAAATGACATCACCATTAAGGCAGTAGCCACAAACCCGGACACCGGCAAGACACAGCAACGCACTGTAAATCTCCAGGTCCGTGCATATACCTTAGGGCTGACAAGTTCCTATTCTCTGGCGAATTCAATAGCCGGCGGAGGCTATAAGCCTGACAGTTCAGCTATAATTCCGTTTACCGTCAACGGCTCGGCCGAAAAAACGGTTACTCTCTACCTTGATGGCGTAGAGTATAACTCAACAGTCATCAAAAAGTCTGGCAAGACTAACGGCAGCTTTACAGTACCAATGTCCAGCCTTTCTATCGGCCGCCATAATGTTCAGATCGTCGCCGAAATGCAGGCTAATGATCTGACACTGGTTTCAGAGTCTATTTTTATCGACATACTGAAATGTAACGCACTGGGCCAGATTGCAGATCCTTTCATTGGCTCGATGATCATCTTCCCGGATGGTCGTATTTTTGACGACTCGGACTATCTGACGCCTGTTATCGAGGTGGGCCAGTTCGAGCGCATGGATTTTGATTTTGTGGTTTATGATCCTGCGACTACCCCGGCCGAAATGGCTATTTTGCACAACGGTGTGCAGTCGCAAGGCATCACAGCGCCGCGCACGGTTCAGAAATACACCAACCGCTTTACTCAGCCGGGAGAAGAAAGGATGCAATTTTGTTGCGGCGTGACTTCATACGACTTCACCATTTCGATAGTCGAAAGTTCTATCACGCTGGCCGAAGTTACAGACCACATGACCCTGAAACTTTCGGCAGCCGGTCGAAGCAACAACGAGGCAAGCCCGGCACACTGGGAGTTCGAAGGTGTTACAACGGCGTTTAACGGTTTCGACTGGAGCACCAACGGATGGGACGGCGAGGCGCTTTGCCTGTCGAACGGGGCAAGTATCGACATCGACGCGCGCCCGTTCGCCTCTGATGCGACAGCCACAGGCTTGACTATTGAGGCAGAGATCAAGTGTACTAACGTGGCTGATCGCTCCGGCATCATTATGGAATGTATAGCCGCCGGTGTGGGCCTTAACATGACAGCTGAAGAAGCTTCATTAAAAATGACCGGCGGGGCGGCCGTACAAACTAAGTTTGCTCCGGATATGTGGCTAAAAATCGCTTTTGTCGTCCAGAGCAAGGCTGACAATAGACTGTTGCAGCTTTATGTTAACGGCATACGTGACCGCGCAGAGCAATACGACTCTACGGCTTCGCTCATGCACCCGGAACCTCAGACCATCCGCATAGCTTCAGACGCCGCTGATGTCGAGGTTAGAAATATTCGCATCTACAGCCGCGCACTCACAGACGATGAAATATTGTCTAATTACATGGTAGATCGACCCGATACAGATGATATGGTACTTCTGTTCCAGCGTAACGATGTCCTCAATGACGAAACGGACGAGATTGACATTGATAAGTTGCGCGCTCAGGGTAAAGCCGTTATGCGCATTGTCGGTGACGTGGATCTGGTCAACCAGACCAATAATAAAAAATTCGAGGTCCCGGTCGATGTTTATTATTATTCGCCTTACGGCAAGGAATACGATTTTGTAGCCTTCCAGATAGGCCTGCGCATCCAGGGTACGAGCTCGACGACTTACCCCCGTAAAAATTACCGCCTCTACTTCTACCGGGCTGACGCATATGAAGGGTGCCGCCTGGTTGTAAACGGCGTGGAGATGCCGGACTTCAAGTATAGCTTTAAGCCTGGAGCCCGCCCGGTTTCGATCTTCTGTCTGAAGGCTGACTTCTCAGATAGTTCCAGCGTCCACAACTCCGGCGCGGTCCGTATCGTTAACGAAGTCTTTAAGCGTTGTGGATGGCTAACGCCTCCACAAGCAGCCTATAAAGGCGGATATGATGTGCGTATCGGTGTCGATGCCCTGCCGTTAAATCTTTTCTATGATAACAACGGTACTGGCGTGGCCACTTTCCTGGGTAAATACAATTTTAACAACGAGAAGTCAGAAAGCCATGACGTCTACGGCTTTGAAGGCATTGAAGGTTTTAACGATGCTGAAACGCTGGATGGTCAGAGAAATAAATGTATCTGCCTGGAGTTCCTGGATAACTCTCACTCGCTTTGCCTGTTCGGTACATCTAATATGGCCGATTTCGATAAGGGCTTGGAGTTCCGATTTAAGCCGGATCAGGAGTGGGCGACGGCTGACCAAGAGGATCGTGATGCTGTAACACGCCTTTGGGCTTGGGTGCAGTCTTGCAAAGGCAGCCCGTCGAAATTTTTACGTGAGTACAAAGATTATTTCTTGAATGATTCTCCGTTTGCCTGGTATGTACTGACGGACTATTTTATGGCCGTGGATAACCGCGCCAAAAATATGATGTTGGCAACTTGGGACGGCATTCACTGGATGTTCCTGCCATACGACATGGACACGCTCTGGGGCGTCCGAAACGATAGCCGCTTAGTGTTCGATTATATGACTACCTTTGACACGAAGGACGACACTCAGGACGCATATTGCTTTGCCGGTCACGACTCAGTGCTTTGGGAACTTGTAAGAGACTGCCCCGAAAAACTTGCAGAAGTGGCCCGCACTCTCCGCGCCAACATGTCAACAGAGTATGTGTTGCAGGTTGTTAATGACCAATTCATGAACGAATGGAGCGAACGTGTTTACAACAAGGACGGTGAATATAAATATATATTGCCGCTTATCGAGCAGGGGCGCAACTATCTCTACGCACTCCAGGGCTCACGTTTTGCCCACCGCTCCTACATTATAACAAATCGTTTCGCACTTCTGGACTCCCTATATTGCGCCGGGACATATCGAGCGGACGCATTTTCGATCTATCTTGCCTATCAGTTTGCAAGCGACCCCCGCACCCTCCAGCTCACAGCTTCTGAGCGTTTCTGTTTCGGTTACGGTATGACCAATGGAGACCCCACCGTCTCCGGACTCATTGCCGAGAATGCCGGCGATGAAATAGTAATGACATTCAGGCAAAACCTGATTGTTAACGACCCGCAAAATATTTACGGTGCATCACGTATCCAGACTATGAATCTGACGGATATATCTCATGCTATCGTCGGAAATCTAAACCTTAATAATTGTATTCGACTGCAAGAACTTGACGCATCATGTGCAAACGGCCAAAATATGCTAACGGGCCTCATGGTTAATGGATGCCGGAACCTTCGGAAGCTTAACGTTAACGGGCTCCGCGGATTATCAGCCCTTGATCTGTTGAGCAATAAGCAGCTCGACACCTTCAAGGGGCAAGATACGGAGTTGGCTAACGTGGCATTTGCTCCCGGAGGGAAACTTGCGGAGGCAGAGCTGCCGGCATCACTACAGACGCTCGAATTACGGTACTTGGCTGCGCTTACAGATAAAGGGCTGAAACTTGCAAGCGCCGATAATATCACACGTTTGGTGGTGGATAGTTGCCCTGGTATTGATTGGCGCGCGCTCATGGCCCGTTGTGCAAATTGTCAATATCTACGAATTACCGGTCTTAACATGACTGGCAACGGTGACTTTCTCAAAAGCCTGTTAACGATGCGTGGAGTTGACGAAATGGGCGCAAACGTCAATACTTGCCGCCTGACAGGACGTTATCAGCTCACAAAGTACCTGCCGGACGATGAGTTTAACGCATTGGTGGCACATTTCCCGGAACTGAATATTTTACAGCCGGAATGGACTGTAATAAAGTTTACCGAATCTGTCAGCGATCCGGCCAATGTGTCAAACATGGATAACGAAACCGGCTATGAGTTTGACAGGCCGTTTGAAGCGTCCGCCCATGTGGCCCGGATCATGGCCAAGCGCCACCGCGTAATGGCTAAGTGTACAGCTCCAGGTGAAATGACAGTGTGTCCGCTATCTGATGACAATAGTTTAGTATATCATGACGGAACACCGGCAAATTTGGAGGGATTCAATAGCTCTGAATTGTTGGACGAAGGTGATGTCATGATTTATGAGGTCGGTCGCTGGTGTAAGGGCATTGATGACTTTATTAATCGTTGTCACTACGACTGTTATAGCTCTCTTGATAAAGTTACAGATCTGACGGCAGAACTGGGACGTAAATTATACCTTGGTGATTTGGAGGTATTGGATAAAAAGGCGGTTCGCGTATCATCAGCTTACTCAACGCTTGAAGATTCGCTAATGAATTACGATACATTTAGGGTGATGATCGCGCCTGTTGCCGGATTCAAGCAGGTCAGGTGGCCAGCTGTTGCCTCTTCAGTTTATGGTGCTGTATTCCTGGACATGGATGATAATGTTATATCGCGCGCAGCTGCTAACCATAGTCGTATGACAGACCAAAGCTATCTATTTACCAACGTGCCCGAAGGAGCTAAAAAAATTGCTTTTACTTGTTATAGAAATGTAGAATTTTCGTTTGTCTGGATGACGATTTCAGAAGAGATCCAGGCAATCGAGCCGGACCCTTGGGAGACTGGAGACTATCTGGTGGGAGTTTATAAAGCGCATTATCTAAATACGCAGATCCGTAGTATTTCTGGAGTTTTGCCGACTGTTAATATATCTCAGTCACAGTTTGCTGAGTATTGCCGCCGGCGCGGCGAGGGTTACTGCCTGATAAATTACCAGATGCACCGCGATTTTGCCCGCCTGTTCTTTGCGGTCAAAGGGACCCGCGATAGTTCTGGTGCCTGTGGTTACGGTTCCGGCTCAAACTATACGCTCACGGGCCTGACTAACGCGCTGGGTATGCAGGACACCATAGCACCCACCACGATAGGAGTCGGCGGATGTTTCTATATAGACTCAGACGGAAACCGCAAGTCTATAGCATCGCTTAATGCGCTGGGCATGGAAAATGCATGGGGTAACGTGGCCGAATGGATGGAAGGTGTAACGTCTGATTACCTGGTTTGGAATATCGAGGATGCCAACGACGGCCCCCGCAAAGTCAAGAGTGGCAACGTTAATGACAGCTGGATTATTGAGCTGGCAAACGGACGAAATATGGACGTCGTACCTGTCACACTGGGAGGCACGGAAACAACGCATTATTGTGATAAAGCCTGGTGTAACAACAGCCCCGCCCGTGTGGTGTACCGCTCCTACTACAGCGCTAATTCGTCTGCCGGTGTAGCGTCCGCGTCTACGCCTTACGATGCAGCGGGCACGCCCGCGTGGAACGGGTCGCGTCTCGCCTTCATCGGTAAGATAATTTACACGTTAGACGTCCAGGCCTTCAAGGCCCTCGAAGCTATCGCATAACCGTTTATATCGTTACACGAGCCCCGGCCATACGGGGCCTAATATTCGAAACGGTAGATCTCCCTTGGCGCCCCGCCCGTGTGGTGTACCGCTCCTACTACAGCGCTAATTCGTCTGCCGGTGTAGCGTCCGCGTCTACGACTTACGATGCAGCGGGCACGAACGCGTGGAACGGGTCGCGTCTCGCACTCATAAAGCTAAAGCGTTAAGCCTAAAAATTTTGCCCTCCGGCAGTGGCGACGTGTCGCCGAGGCCGTGGCAGGGGAGAGAGCCGCAGTACAGCCACCAATGGTGGAACGCTGAAAAAACAAGCGCGGGGTGGCGTTTAGTAGGGCCAGCAGGCAGCCGAACAACGTAGGCCCCAGAAAAATGAAGGCTAAATTTTTTGAACAATGAAACGAATTAAAGATACTGATATAATACCGCTCATTATCGCCCCGGCTAATATCCGGCAGTCGATTTTTAAGGTCCTCGAAGGAACATCCCGCAAAGAGTCAAAGCAGGGCCGCGAGATCCTGGCGCATATAGATCAGGTCGAGGCATGGTTGGCCGCTGAAATATCGGCGGGTGTGTTTCGTCTTTCCTGTTTCGGTGAAGAAATGATCGTGCAGCGCGGCAAGGCGCGTCGTATTCAATTTCTCTACTCATATTACGAGAAAATCGGCATACATGCAATAATGAACATCGTGGAGCAACTGACATATAACAGGCTAATTCGCACAACCGGCGCAAGTCTCAAACGACGGGGAACCCACGACCTTCTCGCTTTGATCCGCCGCGACATGGCGGCTGATCCGGATGGAACACGGTACACATACACCGACGACATTAGCAAGTTTTACGAGTCAATTGATCAAGGCGTTATGATGGATTGTTTACGGCATTACTTCAAAGGGCCATTAATCCTTGCTATGCTGGAGCGGTTTGTCCGGCTGATGCCCCACGGTCTTAGCATCGGGCTACGCAGTTCGCAACATTATGGTAATTTGTTACTGTCGCTGTATCTGGACCACGTGTTAAAATCCAGAGAGCGAAACAAACATTATTACCGGTATTGCGATGATAAGAGGCTGATGGCTGGAACAAAACCGGAGTTGTGGCGCGGCGCCCACATTATAGAGCGGCAGGTCGAGATGGCTAAATTAACAATCAAGCCAGGCGCCCGGATCTTCCCGACGGCCGACGGTGTGGACTTCCTGGGCTATGTCATACGTCCAACACATGTGAGAATAAGAAAAAGCAACAAACAACGAACAGCCCGCAAGCTCAAAAAGATAAAGAGTAAGACCAGACGCCGTGAAATCATTGCGTCTTTTTACTCTCTATGCAAGCACGCGGACGCTAAAAATCTATTTTATAAATTAACAGGCATAAAAATGGCTGACTATTCAAAATTAAAAACACTGTCTGAGCTGGGAATCCCATCAACACCCGGCCAGCGAGCCGATGGCACAAAGAACTTTTTAGGTCGAGAGGTGCCATTGCGAGCTCTTGTAGGCTCAACAATCTGTATAGTTGATTTTCAATCCGGTATTTCCACCAAATATTCCCGCAAAGCGTTACGCGAAGCCCAGGAGAATGGCGAAACTGAGGCCGTAGAGAAAACAAAATATCTCATTAGTGCCCGCATGGTGTCTCCACATCGAGCTAATCTAACTGCGGCCGGAGCCGTACTGAAGAAAGGAGAGCCATTTAAATTCTTTACCGGTTATCCCGATATGTGGACTATTTGCGACAAATTGAGAGAAGCCGGGCTGCTGGAGCAGAATGTCGTAACTATAGAGAGAGAAGACAATAGAAAATTCACAGAGTTCCGATTTACATAACACAATACAACTATGAATGTAATAAAAATTTCATGTGGTCCGGAATTGGCCGCGATTGAATGTATAAACCCGCGTCGTGATCGCTGGGCCTTTCGTTGGGGACATCACCAGGAGAAAGGCGCCTGGTATGCTTTCGAGGCGATTGCAGATCACAAGCCCTCTATAGATGAAATCCGCGCAACGGTAACAGCATTCATCGACAGCGTGACACAGGATCAGATCATCAATGGGTTTTCATGGAAAGGGAAGCCAGTTAAGCTGACAGATGCAGCCCAGCGCAATTTTTTATTTGCTGTCATCAAGATCGACCGGACCGGCCAGATCGACCGTCAGCAGTTTATAGGGCTACTCGACGCACAGACGGACGCAGAGGCGGCCGATGAGCTGGGAGATATGGTGGTGGCCATCTGGGACCATATAGAGCAAAAGAGAGCCGACGGCATCGCAGCAAAGGAGGCCGTCGACTTCTCGAAATATGTTTTATAACATACCATCAAAGGCTGAAACACCGGCCACGCGGTTTTCCTTCAAAATATGCGCGTAGATCATGGTGGTATTTACTGACGTATGACCTAACAGCTTCGACAGTGTGCCGAGATCCCCGCCGTTTAGTTTGTAGTACAGCGTGGCAAAGGTGTGCCGGGCCGCTTTGGCACTGACCGCTTTTAATATGGCGACGCGCTGACAAACGCGCTTTATAACCCGATTGAACGCCTGGTCGGTTGGCAGGGTAACAAATAGGTTGCCACGCCGCCGGCCGGCTTTATAAAATTCCACAAGTTTAGCGGCCGGCCCTGAAAGGGGCATTATTACCTTTGTGCGCGTTTTCTGGCGGGTGTAGTGAATTTCGCCGCCGATTATCTGTTCAATCTGTAGAGTCCTGGCGTCGCTTATGTGCATACCGGTAAAAGCCATGAACAACCAGAACCGGAGTACGTCCTGTTCATTGTCGGGCAGAGTGCAGCTGCTGTAGAGCGCGAGCAGCTTGTTAAATTCCTCAATGGTCAGAAATACAACAATTGGTTCGGCCCTTGGGACTTTATACACGTCGAATGGGTTACGCTGGACCAAACCGGCGCGCATGGCGGCGTAATAGTACACTCGCAAAACACACAT